GCCGCAGCGGTTCCGTTGACCGCCAATCTTGCGCCGGGTGAGCTTGCGATTAACATCGCCAATGGCGACATGGCGTTGTTTGCTGAGAACGCCAGTGGGACCGTCACGCGCCTGATTAACAACCCAGCGGGGTTGTTGTATCCAACCGCAGACGGAACTGCGGGTCAGCTCGTTAAAACTGACGGCGCTGGGGTTCTATCTTTTGTAGCTGCTGCCGGGGCTGCTCCTGCAGGTGCGCAGATCTACACCGCGCTTAATTTTGGAGGATTTTGACCATGCCCGTCACCGCAACACCGATCTTTGCCCAAACACCGTACGCAAAAACACTGACGCTTGCCGCGCAGACGGCGAGCACTACTCGCGCCCCGACGGCTACAGCATCGCTTGCTGGGGCGAATATCATAGCGTTTGTTCCGGTTTCGACCAATGGGCTGAGGATTGACTCCATCCAAGTGAATGCCGTTGGCACGAGCATCAGCACGGTAAACGCCGCTCAGCTTGTTAATATCTGGATGTGGGACGGCACGACCGCTTTTATGATTCTTGAGATTGCGGTTACGGCAGTGACTCCAAGCACAACGTCGGCATCGTTTACGACGACCTACACGTTCTCGGCACCTCTGGTGCTGCCTGCTGCATTTGCTTTGTATGCCAGCACGACGGTGACCACCACTGCGGCTGGCACTGCGTTGCAGGTCACAGCGTTTGGTGGAGCCTACTAAAATGCCAACGGTCCCCTCCGCGTTTGGTTACAATACGGTTATGCAGCCGATTATTTCGGGGATGACCGTTACTGATGGCTACACGGAAGAGACCGTAACGGCCAACACCAGCACGGCCTACACGATTTCTTTTTTGAACGGCACGCTGCAAATCTTGACGCTGACGGGCAACTGCACGTTTACGTTTCCGACGGCTACGGCTGGGAAATCGTTCACGCTGTTTCTGAAGCAGGACGCCACAGGTAGCAGGACTGCGACATGGCCTGCTTCTGTTAAGTGGCCGTCTTCCACGGCGCCAACAATTACGGCTACCGCCAGCAAGGGGGACAAGTATGTCTTTACGGCTGATGGGACGTATTGGTGGGGGTCAAACGCGGGGCAGGTGTATCTCTGATGTTTAGCTCAGCCGCAGCCCAGGTTTCCACTGCCTTGCCCGCCCGCGCTATCGCTATTGCTCACTCCACTACGCCTTTTATATCAGCCTATTCTTGGTCTAGTTTAGGCTTTGGCGCCAAGTATAGCAATCCTGCCACTCTCCCTACCGGCATCGGGCGTGGCGTAGCATTCAGCCCTAACGGCTCTGCTATTGCTGTTGCTCATGACACTTCACCTTTTGTATCAACTTACCCCTGGTCAGGTTTTGGTTTTGGAACAAAATATAGCAATCCTGCTACGCTTCCTACTGGGCAAGGAGGAGGCGTAGCGTTTAGCCCTGACAACTTAGCTATTGCTGTTGCTCACGCCACTTCTCCTTATGTGTCTGCCTATCCCTGGTCCGGCTCTGGTTTTGGAACTAAGTACAGCAATCCTGCTACTCTCCCTACTGGGCAAGCATATGGGGTAGCGTTCAGCCCTAGCGGCTCTGATGTTGCTGTTGCTCACGCCACCTCACCTTATGTATCAGCATACCCATGGTCCGGCTCTAGTTTTGGAACCAAGTATAGCAATCCTGCCACTCTTCCTACCGGCATTGGACGTAGCGTAGCGTTTAGCCCTGACGGCTCTGCAATAGCTGTAGCTACCGACGCTACACCTTATGTGCTTGCCTATCCCTGGTCCGGCTCTGGTTTTGGAACCAAGTATAGCGACCCTGCAACCGTTCCTACTGGCGGGCCGCGTGGCGTAGCATTCAGCCCTAACGGCTCTGCTATTGCTGCTGCTCACGGCACCACACCTTATGTGTCAGCCTATCCCTGGTCTAGTTCTGGATTTGGGACCAAATATAGCGATCCTGCGACCCTTCCTCCGTCCCAAGGAAATAGCGTAGCGTTCAGTGCTGACAGCTCTGCCATTGCTGTTGGTAGCAACAGTTCACCTTGGGTATCTGCCTATCCATGGTCAAGCTTAGGTTTTGGCACTAAGTATAGCAATCCTGCTACCCTTACTGCCGGCATCGGAAATGGTGTAGCGTTCACCTCGGGCGGCGGCTATCCCATTCAGCAGATTGCTGTTGCTCACAACGTTTCTCCTTTTGTGTCAGCATACCCTTGGTCCAGTGCTGGATTTGGCACTAAGTATAGCAATCCTGCTACCCTTCCTGCCGGCATCGGATTAGGCGTAGCCTTTAGCCCTGACGGCTCTGCCATTGCTGTTGGTCACGTTCCTTCACCTTATGTATCTGCCTACCCGTGGTCAGGTTCTGGCTTTGGCGTTAAGTATAGCAATCCTGCTACCCTACCTACTGGCGCAGGCCGTGGTTTAAGATTTAGCCCTAACGGCTCTGCCATTGCTGTTCCTCACGACACCTCACCTTATATATCAGCCTACCCTTGGTCCAGCTCTGGCTTTGGGACTAAGTATAGTAACCCCTCTACCCTCCCTACCGGTAACGGATATAGTGTAGCGTTTAGTAGTGACGGCTCAGCGATTGCTGTTGCTCACATTACTACACCTTTTGTGTCAACCTACCCTTGGTCAGGTTCTGGCTTTGGGACTAAGTATAGCGATCCTGCCACTCTTCCTACCGGTAACGGATATAGTGTAGCGTTTAGCCCTGACGGCTCTGCCATTGCTGTTGCTCATGACGTCACACCTTTTGTAACTGCCTATCCTTGGTCAGGTTCTGGCTTTGGGACTAAGTATAGCGATCCTGCCACCCTCCCCACCGACGACGGATACGGCGTAGCGTTCAGCCCAAATGGCTCTGCTATTGCTGTTGCTCATGAGGTTTTGCCTTGGGTATCAGCATACCCCTGGTCAAGTGCTGGTTTTGGAACTAAGTATAGCGATCCTGCTACCGTTCCTGCTGACGCCAGGGCGCTCTCATTTAGCGCTGATAGTTCTGCTATTGCTGTTTCTCAAGCCAGTACACCTTGGGTATCGGTTTATCCGTGGTCCGGATCTGGCTTTGGGACCAAATACAGCGATCCCGCCACCCTACCTACTGGCAGCGGAAATGGCGTAGCGTTCAACACAATTAACTAGGAGATAATAATGACTGAAACGGAAATCCCCAAGACTCGCGAAGAAATCCTCCAAACCAACCTTGACGCCCGAAAGCAAGAGGTAATGCACTACCAGATTAACATCGACAATTACACGCTAGCTTTGGCAAACATCGCCGCCATGGCTGCTGATGAGCGCTCAGAACTGCTTGGCTTTGCCGATCAGCTAACGGGACTGCTTGCATCCGAGCGAATGGAGCAGAAGAAGGCTAAGGTGATGCTGGAAGTCCTGCGCCAGCAACTAGGAGACTGAGATGCTCTACGTCCAAGCCATCAACAACCAGATCGTCGCGTATCCCTACACGCAGACTGATTTGATCCGAGATAACCCCTCGACCAGCTTCCCTTCTGGCGGCATCTCGCTCGCTAGCTTGGCTGAGTGGAACGTGTTCCCGGTGCACTTTGCGGATCAGCCGGCGGTTGACGCCTTGGCGCAGCGAGTGGTTGAGCTTGCCCCGTTGTATGATGGGCAGGCTTGGATCCAGCAATGGGCTGTTGAGGCTCTGTCTCAGGATGAGATCAACGCCAACACGGCGCAGCAGGCTGCCGCTGTTCGCGCAGATCGTAACGCCCGCCTTGCTGCAACGGACTGGACGCAGATCGCCGACAGCACGGCGGACAAGCCCGCATGGGCCGCCTACCGTCAGGCGTTGCGTGATGTGCCATCGCAGGTTGGGTTCCCGCAGAGCGTGACCTGGCCGCAAGAACCGTAAGGGTTTAGACCATGAACCGCATCATCGCACTTGCATCGCTCCTTGCTATCGGCTCAACGGCGGCGATTGCTGGCCCAGATCTACAAATATGCCACGGTGAATACGCGTTGTGCGCGGCGTCCAGCACGGACGCAACTGGCAGGAGCATCGTGGTCAACGGCATTACGTTCCGCGAGGGCGTGTCGGTTTGCCCGGTTCTTCATGGGCCAGCCATTGCGGACATGAACTTGATGAACGGATCCTGCAAAGCTCCGCAGGGCAAGGTCTGGAGTTTGTTCTCCAACGTCAAGAACTTCCCCCAGGCGCCCACGTGGGCTGTAATGCCTGAGGTGGTTCGCACGTTCACAACGACAGCGACCCCTGGCGGCGGCATGTCGAACATGTGGAGTTTCCCTTGCGTCAAGCGTGAGCACCTTGTTAATGGGGTTCGACTTGCTGATTGCTATGGTCCGCTGAACGAGTCCCCGTGGACCTCCACATCCGTGCCGTTCGGGAGTGTCGTTGGCACTGCTGCTGCCGTTGGGGCAAGCAATCCCGTTGGCGGCAATATCCCGTAGCAGCTATGGTGGATTATAAAGCGATGACCGATGCTGAGCTGACCGCGATGGTGGAAAAAGCTGCCGAAGAAGGGGCCAAGCGAGCGTTGCCTATTGGATTGCAGGACGAAACCGCAATGTCGGACGTTCGAGATCTGCGATCGCTGCTTGACGCTTGGCGGTTGGCAAAGAAGACCGTGCTCACCACGATCGTCAAGGCGCTTGTGGTGGCGTTCCTTGCAGCAATCGGCACAGGCGTTGCAATTATGAGTTGGCCTGGAAAGTAAAATGGAACACTCATTCTAGCAATTGCTTGCTGCATATAGTCTCTCCCTGCAAATGAACAGCGGGATGGCGGGACTGTAGGGCCAGCAATTCAATAGCTAGTTTCAGACCTGGGCATGTCTGACGAAACTGCCACACCGTCACATTAGGATAGCGCAATGCTAGCCATGCTAATTCCTCTTCTGGGCCCGATTTTCGATAAGCTAATTGGGTTGATTCCTGATCCGGCAGCAGCAGCCAAAGCTAAAGCCGAGGCGATGCAGATGCTGATCGACGCGGCGCAGAAGGCCGACGCGGCGCAAATGGAGGTGAACAAGATTGAGGCTGGCAGCACCAGC